CTCATCACTTAATAATTCTTTAAAAAACTTTTTCATAGTAATCTTTTTTTTAAAAATAAAAACAGTCTGTATAACCCATAGGCCATTACTGCTATGATTAACCAATTGAATATCTTTTTCCAAAGTGGAGTTTTTTCATAATATCTAATTGGGATCTTTCTCTCAACTATTTTCTCTACCGTAATTGTGTCACACTTCCCTTGAATGAATACATTCTTGCTAATAGTGTCGTGAAATATTTTTACAGTAAGTCTTTCTTTCTGTAATATTAATGTATCCTTGGTAATCTCATAAAAAAAATGCTCGTTAATAATTGTATCATGGATTATTTTAGGCACAGTAATTTGAACTGTGTCATGTATAATAAGAGTATCAGTAGTAAGTAAGTATGGGTGTTTTTCTATAAGCCTTGTAAACCTCTTTTGAGGAGTGCATGATATAATTAATAGTATTAATATTATAAAACTACTTATTTTTAGATTCATGAATTGCTGTTATTATTCTTAATTCCATAGCACCCATTTCTGTTTTTAGTTCTGCTATTGCTTTATCTTGAGTTACACGGTTTGATTCAACCTGCTTTTTAACATCGTCAATTCTTTTGTGTAATGTTATAGCATTAGCTTTTTTATCTTCTTTAAGTTCATCCATGTCTAGTTTCAGGTTAGATAAAATTACTGATTGAATTTCTACCTTTCCTTTTAAACTATACCAAATAGTTAATGCTCCCACTATGGCTGATAACAAAGATATTAATGCTTCAAACCCAATTCCAAATTCTGTAACTTCCATTGTACTCTTTTATGTATAAATATATCTATATAATATACAAAAAAAATACACAACTAAGAGTAATTACTTAGAAAAAAAAACCTTCTCGCCTAAAATCAAGCCTTCCTTGCGGTCAACTCTCAAGTAAGCTTGAAGGTTTTCTTATCAGTCATTGCACTAGAGTATTCAAATCAGAGCAGCTCTATCTGTAGCCCGTCATCTTCATTACGCCAACTGACAGTATTAATATAAGAAAATTATTTGGATTTACAATGGAAATTTCATTGAATCTATCTGCCTATCATGATAATCTTTACCATCTTTTCTAACTCTCTTGTAATCAATAGTTAAAATTCTACCTCCAATAGGTTTTACTGGAGCACCTCTTTCAACGTGCCATCCTTTAGATCCGTCACCATATTCTTCTTTGTAAGTTCCTGTCAAACACATATGAATTTGTTTTTGCAGTTGTCTATAACCTTTAGCTCCTTGTACAATAGTATCTCTAACATCATTACGAGCTGCATTCTCGTGAATGTGGCCCATAGTAAATACATCAAAATCTTCATACATTTCTAAAGCTCTAGTAAGGTTAAGTGCTCCTTTAGTTACTACACCACCTCCACCTGATCCGTGAAAGTATCTTATTTTCATAGTAGCTGTGCAATCTGGAGAGATATTTTTTCTTCTAACTACCTGATTAACTATTAACCATCCTCCATAACCACCTAATTGTACATTAGTATGATTTTTAAGATTAAGTAGCTTTACAAACCTAGATAGTATATCTGTTTCCTGCCATTTAATAATAGCTGTTTCATGATTGCCATAGCCTATAACTGTAAGAAGATGGGAATAAGGCGACCACCATTCTACTGCTGTTTCAACAATACTATCTAAGTATTTAGAGTTATTATGTTCCGGTCTAATATCTGATTTGTTTTTTCTTCTATCCCCTTGTCCTTGCATAAGACAAAACATATCTCCGTTAATCATAATAGGAATAGATTCTTTTACACAGTAATCTAAATCTTTTTTTAATATTGACCAATCACACTTTGGATTGTCCCAATGTAAATCAGATAACATTGCAATCTTAGCATGTGTACCTTCAAGTTTTAACTCATGAATGTTTTTGGCATGCTTAATTAATTTCATTTTTAAATTTTTAAATTAATATAGATCTCCTTCAAAACTTTGCACTTATTCTCGTATTAATAATTGTAAATTTGTTATTGTAATGTTGTCGTTTGAAAGCGTATTTTCAACATAAATTTCTATTACGTCTGATTGATTCATTAATGTTCCATACGTCATTGTAATTGAATCATTCTGGTCTGCTCTAACTAATGTTTGAGAAGCGGGCAACACAACTGAATTCTTGTAAAGATAAAAAACGTAATCATCTGCACCCGAGCCTTGCTTGTCATAACTAATTGTAGCGTGTATTGAAACGTAAACCATTTTAGAACCATCGTATCTATTTAACCCATTTACATTTGTAGTATATCTAACTGCACTTTGTTGTACTGCACCACCTCCTGTAGCAGGAACTCCCGTATTTATAGCTATTGGAACATTTTGAGTAATAGATGTTGGAGTTGTATTTCCACTTAAAGTCATTACAACTCCACTTGTGCTATTTAGTACACCTTGATTTGCAAATATATCATACGTTTCAGTAGCTGAATCAGAATAGTTTGGTAAGCCTGACGCTTCAGGTAAGAATACTTTACCTGTAGTAACATCTGAATTTACAAATGCGTTTGAAGATATAGTACCAAAACCTGTTGTAGAACCTGTGTTGATATCAATACCGTTTTGAACCTCTTGCGGATGAATAATGCAGCCGTTTATGTTTACTGCTCCAAAACCAGGACCTACACCATTAGCTCTAAACTCAATCATAGATACTGTAGAGTAGCCACTTGGTGTTGGTAAAGTAGTTTCATCAAACCATCTAATTAATTCAGAAGATGTAATTTGCAATTTAGAAGTATCTCTAAATCTTAATCCCCAGTTAGTTGCTTTTACGTAGAAAAATAAACATTGATTTATATCTACTAAATCAAAACCATCAATATCCATTACATCATATGTACCTCTAAACTGGCAGTTGTTTACGCTTATTATTTTATTTCTTTCATAATTATAACCACTAGCTTGAACATTTATACCGTAAAGAATATTATTGCCTGCGTTAGAACTTGATAATTTTAAATTTGATAATGTAAAATTGGCATCTCTGACAAAAAATAAATTACCTGAACCAGCCCATTCTATTTCATCAATATCTCTGTTTAAACCAATTACTTCTGTTCCAGCATTTATTACAGTAATTGTATTATTTACAGTTACTTTACCTCTTATAATATAAGTTGTGTTAGCGGCCAATGTAGTACCTAAATCAGCTTCTGTTATAACTTCTTTTATAGTTCTGCCATTAGTAACTCTATTTTCTGTAGAACCTGACCAAGTTAATCCGTTTTGTATTGTAGCAGTTCTAGCTGTAACAATTGTGCCATCTGTATTATATATACTAAATCCACCTGTTGAAGATATTTCTACATCTACTTTTTCATTTAAAGTATCTTCTGTTACTGCAATAGCAGTACCTGTTCCAGGAATAAAATTTAATTTACCTGTATTGGCAACATTAGTCCCATTTTTTAAAATGTCTATTGTAGGTCCGCTAGGTGCAGGAACAACACCTGATTGAAATTGTATATTATCAAATGCAAGTTGCTGAACTGGCGTAATTAAAGTTTGACCTATTTGATGAATTGTAAAGTTTATCCAACCAATATCTGTTTCTGAAGGATTTTGTGCCCATGTAGATGTAGGTATATTAACTAATTGCCATTGCCCTACTAAAGAAAGATTTATATAATTTTGTGCAGGCATTACTCCTAAAAAAACTGCATTAGGGTTACTTCCTGAAGGATCTTCAGAGTAAGCTGAAACATAAATAACGTCTATAATGCTAGAAAGGTCTACTAATAGCTGAACTCTAAAACTGAAAATGCTATAATCAGCTCTAGCAATTGGAGTAGGTGCTTCAAAACTAGTACCTCTTAAAATACCATATCTTCCAAATGTAGAAAGGCAACATGCTGATCCAGCATATGGTGATGGAATACTTGATGTAAAGTTTGCAGTTGTTCCATATCCTCCAAAAAATCCACCTGTCCAATCTGAAACACCATCATTTCTGTATACAAATTCTGTCGTTACAACAGGCACTGTTGCTCCCGCTGCTACTTGTACAAATTGCACTAATACTTGTTCTGCTGTAAGAGCAGGTGTTGTTGGACTTGCTGCAGGTGCACCTTCTACTACTTCAACTATTGGATTATCATTAATATCAAGGGTTGCTACTATTGCATCAAATCTAGGATTAGTTGCATCTCCTATAGATAAAGTAACTTGTGTAGCAGCTGTTGTATATTCTACACCTACTATTCTAAATACTAAAATAGATACGTCAAATATTAAACCTACACCTGAATAAGATGAACCACCAGAAACCAAGATAGTATCTCCGTTAATATTTATATCATCTATTGTAGCATAGGGATTTGTAGCTGAAGCGTTACTTGCATTTATTGCTGCTTGATATGCATTATTAGGAAGATTCCTAGTATACTTAGTTCCTGACATAATTTTTTATTTTATCTTACTTCAGCAATTAATAATTTTGCCGTAGCGTCTGCTTGATAATCTATTGCTGCTAAAGTGTCTTTTCCTGATCCTGAAAATGTGACTGTTTCTCCTGGTTCTAATACTGTTCCTGCTACAGGAGGGAGGCCTGCATTATCTCCACCAATACCAGCTGCTGTACTTCCTACATTAGCAAAAGTTACAGAAAATGCGCCTGCTGTTATAGTTCCATCAGCTACAACTCTATTAAGACTAGGTGTTTTATTTGCATTACCTTTAATTTCAGTATCTATAGATTCTAATTCTGAAAGTATAAGTGCTAATACAGCTGCATCAGATAAATATTTTATTTCACATGGTGCTGGTAAAAGAACCGCAGTGTTGCTTCCTGATCTGTAATACACAGGAGGTGAAAATATACCGGTAACAGCATCAAATATTCTGATTTCTAAATAAAGCCCATTCAAAGATGCGTTAGAACATAAAGTTACATTAACAGTTTTTGCTTCATAATCATTATCTGCAGCTACTATATTGTCTGCTATATTTGAAAGTCCTCGCAGTACTTTTAATTGCCAAGAGGCATTTTGCAAGCGATCATTTAATATTGACATAATAAATTTTTTGTTTAGTCTAAGTATATAATATACAAAATATATTCTTGTTATACAACAAAAAAGGGAAGCTAATGCCTCCTTTTAAATTATTCCGATAATACGCTAATTAATACTTACCTAGAATATCTGCTTCTTTGGATACAAACTTAACATCGTCATTAAATTCAATTGTATCACAATAAGATAATGTTTTTGGAGTTATTAAAACCTCATCCCCTTCTTTACAAAAAGTAACATCAGCACCTACGGCATATACTTTTAGTTTAGAATACTCTTTTACTAAATCAGATTCCATACTAGCTTTAGCTTCTGGAGATAATTCAAAATCTTTAATTTTACTTTTAAACGCAGGTTTATTTAAAATAACCGCATTGCTTTTCCATACTTTAATTGTGGACATCTTCTTTTGTTTTTATTTGTTTATAAAATCTTCCCAATATGTTACCATTCAAGTACTCCTCTTTTTCAAGTACCTCATTTACAAATTGATATTTTGTTTCTTCATACGTTAATTCAGCTTTAGAAAAACATATCTTTAATATCTTTCGCTGAATATCATGACCGTCTTTATGAGCTTTTTTTAATACAGCATTGCTACTATAATAATCTTGGTACGCTAACTTTTTAATAACTATATATTTTTTAGCTCGCTTATCCGTCATCTGAGCTATAAACTTTTTAGTGAATTTTTTTTTGCGCTTAGAATAAAAATTCTTTTTACCGATGTAAGCTACTACCGTATTATTTACTACCGTAGTCATCATATAAATAAATCCTACAGACTCTTCCGGTATATCACTTTCTAAAAATTCCTTGTTATTATGTAACCACATATACAAGCAAATATAATAATAACTTTTTAATATTTAATCTCTTGACCGAGGATGTTATACTTTTTAAGAACAGGCTTGTTATCTCTGTAGATATAAACTGGATCGAATGTTTCTGTAGTTCCATCAATATCTGTTTGCTCTAACCTATAATAAATATAACCTTCCCTAATATCTCTATCGAAGTATTCATATTCCTGTAAGTATGTAGAAAATCCTGCAGCTTTTGTAGTTGTGACATTGAACCAGTCTGAACCATTACTAGATTTATACACTTCAAAATAATCACTTTGGTATTCCGAAGCTGTACTCCATTCTAATAAATTCCCATCCAGGTTTTTAGAAACTGTAAAATCTAATAACTCAACTGGTAAAGGTTGCGGATCATATATACTCACAAACTCTACATGTGAATACTTATTGTTTAAGCTACCTGATCCAGATGTGTTTAGAACAAACGCAATAGCAATCGTTGTAGTGGATAAAGTAACTCCATAAAACCCATTAAGATTAGATATGTCATAGAAAAACCAACCATTGTCATAAAAATACAATCCAAAAATATCCCCAACACGGATATCACTTTCTTGACGCCAGAGTAATTCAACGTTAGACCATGTGCTGAAATCATAGATCGGGCTTTGGAATACATAAAATTCACCTGCCAAATAGTTCCCTGCAATATTAAAACAAAGATCCCCAACATGAGAACCAGTATTACCTCCGGGACTAGTCCACTCACCAGCACCATCAAAACTATCAAAACTTTCATCAATTTGCCCATAACTTTCTCCTAAAGCCAATAATAATATAAATAAAATTCCATATCGCATATAATAATATACGGATAACTCTAGCAAAAGCCAAATTTGAATCTGGGTAATTTACCCCCCGGGTATATCATTGTGGGGGTGGGGTATCTATATATTTATCCCCCGGTCTCTCGTCAGCAGGGGCCACCCCCCATGAAAACTTCTCATGCTTCTGTGTGTGTCAGTTCAAGCTAGACTTTCACTCACCCACGCTCGCTTCGCTCGCGTGTGTTGTGTTCACTACTCTCTACTACTCATGACATCACATGCAAGACAACAACTACAACATGTATCATGCAAGACAACAGACAACATCTATGTATGTATATAGGCCTAAGTTATTCATTGCCTCTGTGTATATATATGTATGTATGTATGTTAGCAACGTGAACCTTTCGGCCTATGGGCCTCAAGGTTGGTACTCTATATCTAAACTTAAATGATAAATCATTTATTAATTAATTAAAACAATTTATTATGGAGATAATTAAACTCACAAAAGAAATAAGACAACTTAATGCTGAACTAAAAGAGTTTGGTGTTCATTGCGAAGAAGACTTCTTGGATTTACATCCTAATGATATCCGTAAGCATAGTCACTTACAAAATCAATTAGTGGAGAAACAAGACGCATTAAACAATTTATTAACCAAGGGAGTATAACAGCTCCCTTTAATACCCTTTAAATTATGAATTTTGAATATGAAATATTTGGAATAATAGATAATCTTGTAATGATTATCGGAGCAATCACAGGTTGTGAATTAGAAAAATACTTACCTAAAAGACTTCAAGTAAAAGGAGTTGGTACTGTTATAGGTGCATGTTTAGGCAATGCATTGAGTGATTGGCTTGGTGGTATAGGAGCAGGTAATTGGGCTATGGCAAATGGAACAGCTCTTGGCTGTATCATTGGGCTTGGATTCATACCTATAGTCTTGCGCGTTGCTAAATACTTTAGAGTGCAACAAGATGACTTTAAATAGTAGATGATGATTCGGGGCCTATGGGCCCCTCATCTTTTATACTCGTTAAGTACTCTATATCTAAACCTAAATGATAAATCATTTATTAACAATTAAAATATATTATTATGAAAAAAAGAATCTTATTCTTTGTATTACCAGGATTACTAATAGTCTTAGTATTCCTATTCCCGTTCTGCACTACAACTGTAGTACACAAGGACAACGTCAAGAACATCTATGCATTTGCTGGTGATATTGACCAAGGCAATGGAAGACAACATGTTTCCACTGAAGTAGCTTGTGACTATTGGTTAGAACGAGATGAGCAACCTGACCTTAGATATGTACGCACTTGTCGTCTTGGTTTGGTTGGATTATTATTCGGTCTTAGCTTTAATTATTAATTAATCAGGGGAGTGTAACAGCTCCCCATTTACAAACAATTTAAAACAATTTATTATGAACACTTTATTATTTTTAAAAGAACAATTCTCTTTACTTATTAATCTTTTTATCCTTCACTCTATGATATTCATTAGTGTAACGGCTCCGTTATATACTGATATAGTCCATGGCAATTACCTATTTGGCATTCCATTTACAATTATGTTTGGAGTAGGTGGGTTCATCTATATGATGTGGATGAGTCATGAAGTAAATCAAGGAAACTTATAGTTTAATAGATGATCGGGGCCTATGGGCCCCTTCATCTTTCATATCTATTAGGTACTCTATATCTAAACCTAAAAGATAAATCTTTTATTAACAATTTAATTTAATGGGTTGCTACCTTATAGCTAAACTAATTATGAATTATTCTCAGAATAGAAAAAACTTAAAAGAATTCCTTGGTTGGTCAGGATTTGTCCTTGCCATATTTGCTATTGCCTTAATCTTAATAGGTAGTACCTCGGACGGTACAATTATACAATGGCTTGGTGTTATTGTAGGAGGAATTGCTTGTGTATTACTTGTTGGTTGTAGTTTCACAGATGTGTACAAACCAAAGAAGATTGTTCACCAACTCTATACTCCATACGAACTATACAAGATGGATATGGAAATAGAAGAAGGTTCTGCTAAAGAGAAGATGATGGATAGATTCCATGCTAAGTATTCTCCAATTAAAGGAACAGAATTATAATATTATTAATCAGCAGGGTGTAACAACCCTGCACAAAATCTAATCAGTTGAAAACATACCAACCAAAAAGATTGTGGATTGCTCTAGGAGTAATTGCAATCGCAGGATTGTTATGCTCATCTTGTGGTACAGGACACGTTTCCTGTGATGCGTATGGGCAAGTTGATAACACACAGGACGTTGTCAATCAAACAAAGTAATTAACCGGGGCAGAAATGCCCCATAATTTTTTATCTTATGGATACAATTTTTGAATTAAAAAAAGCATTAAAGAATGCCAAAAGAATTAAATCTCAAGGAGACTGGGCCTTGTCTAAAGGAGTTCATTTAACAACTCCAAGAAAAGAAACACAACGTTTTGTGTGTCTTGCCATTGAGGCTATAGAAAAAGAATTAAAAATCAGGGGGCAGTAATGTCCCCATAACTTTTGTGTGATTACCCACTGTGTCAAGGTGTTCAGTCATTCTTCCTTCACGAGTTAAAATGCCTGGACTTATATGTCCAGTCAGTATGGTGCTCACTCGCCAGGCTTCACACTCCGCGTTCAGCCATCGGCTCGCGAGTAAATTATGCTGCCTGGTTTCTACTATCATCACCGTAAAAATAACTTTGCAGTCAATTTTTACACTGACTCAGTACACCATGCATCACACTCGGCAAGCAGATCACTCCGTGATCACTATGCCTCGCTTCATTCACTCCACCTGTCCTCGCTCCGCTCGGCCTCTTGTCATCTTTCTCTCTCTTGTACTTTAATCTAAACTAAAATGATAAATCATTTTTTGAAGAATGTGTTACGGAGTTTAGTGTATAAAGGTGTGTTGCAACATTGAAGACTAAACTTAATTGGAATCTATTAGCCCTGCCTAGGGAATAGCAGTCCGTAAACATTTTTCATTTCTCAATGGCTAACAGTCCTTATAGACTGTAGTCCTACCTTTGGTTAGAACCAACCCTTTGTTAAGGGGTTAGGTAGGCATAAAAAATGCGAAGGTGGTGCATCCGAGTAGCATTTTTTGTCCTTGACAAGATACAGCTGAACAATAGTAAGCTGTTGACGAAAAACACCCTTCTTCCATCTGAGGAGGGGTGAGCGATTTTTTTTATATTATATATTAATATCATTCTCTCTACAGTCCCTCCGCTTCGCTCCGGGTTCTTAAAATTCTTTCAATCACCCATCTCTCTATCTACTATCATACTATCACTACTATCATCATTCTTTCATCTGACCTCGCTGCGCTCGGCTTTTAAAACTCTTTTCATTCCAGTCGCAAGCTGCTTCGCTTCGCTCAGCCCTATGCTCCTATTCGCTCGGCCTATGGGCCTCGCTCAATCCACACCTGTTAAGTACTCTAATCTAAACCTGAAAGATAAATCTTTCTTTACGCTTCGCGTACTATTCACCATTTTCGGGTGCATAGCAATATTGCCCTTGCAGGTAATAGAGAGATACGGTTTAACGGGTGCAACCGACATAACAAACGCACCCATCATTTTGCAAAATTATAGAAAATATGCAAAATTTTAGTTCACTCTCTCTACAAGACCAAAGAGATGTAGTATGGCAAAACAGGAATGAAATTGGATTAGACAATTTCCTTCCCTTTCGTGAGGTACCTAATGATGCAGACTCAAAATTTCGTAAGAAAGTTGAGTTGCAAGCAATATCTGAAGAAGATATTGTTGCTTTGGGTGCACTCCTACCAACTTCTGATACAGAAGAGGGTGCTATTTCGGATACTGATGTTGCAGAGGTTACAGGCTTAACTGTACACACTACTTCAGACGGTACTCCTTATACCACAATGGCATTAGAACTCGTTGAGATTAAATTCACGGGTACTATGTTCAATTTTGCGTATAAGAATGAAATAGTTTGCGTCACAGCCGATACTCAACTTATGTTGGCTTGGGACGAGGGTCTTATTGAGGTAGGAATGATGTTGCATTTTAATGTAACAGCAGGAATAGCTCCATTCAATAAAGTTGGTAAACGCTTATTCAGCAATTACCTTCCTACGAATGCATCCAATGGCAGGATTAATAAAACCGTTCACGCTGAACTCTTTGAAACTATTCTTGACGCTCTAAACGAGAAGAAAGGTTTGGAGAAAAAGGGTATTTCTCTCATTGCTAAAAAGCGTGGTACTTCCGTAGGTAAAGTCCGTAAGGAGATGAAAGAACAACGTGAAACTGCCGTGGGCACTGATGTTGCAGAACTTATCGCTCAATTGGATAGCCTGTAAGCCATATTGGATTAAAGACAATGCTCCCTCTCACGAGGGAGTATTCTCTTTTCACATTGGGATCGCTCTATTGAAACCTCTTCGGTTTCAAACCGCTTGGTCATAACTTCCCGCTGGGGGCTCAACTGAAACCTCTTCGGTTTCATTGCCGCCGGGCTTACTTCCCGCTGGGTATAGTAAAAGTTACCATCCCACTATGTTGCATAGTAAAGGTAACAGTACCATAGTGTTGCATAATGAACCACAGCACAAGTTACCATCCCATAGTGAACCACAGCGTGATCAGTAAACCCTCGTTTAAGTTACTATCATCAGAGTAAAAATGATTTTTGATTCTGCATTTGTATCCAAGATACTATCATCAATATTAAAAACAATTTCTAAAAACATAATAACATGGCACAACCAGCCCCATCAATCAAAACCTTCAACCCTACTGTGGTTGTAACTCTATCAATTAAACAGTACTATGACTTCAGACTTCTTGCTATAGAGAGAGGAATTAACTTCACTTCTGAATGCATAGGTAGAGAATACAATGTACTGGTAGAAGAACATTTTGCCCATTATTGCGGCTTTACCCGTGATAATACCCCAAAAAGTATAATTGTCTCCACCCCGTGAGGAAAGTAGACTAACTTATTGGATTTCAAGTAGTTAATTTTTAGTTAAACAGCCAAAAATGCCCATATTATGGTTAATTTTATCATAATGTGGGTTTTTTTGTGTGTATGTTAGTCACACACCCCCTATTATCTTAGACTTCTAAGACAACCCACTTTGCTGATTTTATGCACATTATATAGTTAAAACAGCACAACACCTTTATTAACTGCCTTGTTCTATTACTATTACTATCTTCTTTATTGAGTATAGCACTATTAGTATCTTTAGGAACAAGCGAAACTTAAAACAAATGAAGTATATTATTACCGTGGCTTTTGCCATACTATTATTTTGCATTGGATGTATTGTCAATGTAAAGCCTCTAATTTATATTGGAGCACTCTTTGGATTTGTATCTTTATTCATATTAGCATTAGAAACAAGTCATGAAAAAAGATAAATGGAAAGATTGGGATGGAGTTGACCCAGTAAGTTTAAGAGCATTATGTATCTACATCATCATCGGTGGGATCATAGCGCTTAATCAATTCTACCATTGGTGGTAAAATAAAGACGGGAATGAAACCGCCCGCAGTAATTGCAAACTTAATGTAAAGCAATCAGTCTTACCGGAGTTTTGCCACCATTACTAACAAGACCGTTGTTAACGGCTTGCAAATAAGTCACTCGCTTATTTGTATAACCCCAAGCCATTCAATTGGTAGAGTAACCTAAAGAGATGCCGAGTCAAGCAATACCAATAAGCACTTTAGGTTCTTATTTATTAATTAAAACCAGAACAAATGTCACCAGAAGCATTAAAACATTTAACATTAGACAAGCTTATGTTTGTCACAGATCCTGATTATAACTTAATCGGAAATATGACAGCTAAAGAGTTTGCACAAAACGCTTACATTAAATTCCATAACGGATTACACCTTTCTATCTTAACAGGGTATGCTGCAGGTGGATCGCCAAAACCACATGAGCATTATGAAATTCATATCATGAAGCACGGTAATGGTTGGGAAGATAATCCATGGTATCCAGAAGGGCCAACGAGTCGCTTAACTGAAAAAGAAGTTGTAGAACTCATCGGTAAGATGGATAACTACATAGTACAAATCACTGCATAAAACTAAGAAATGAAAGAAACTGAAAAAGTTATTATTAACGCAAGAACGTTATTTAAATTAAAGTCTTATCTCACTGTTTATGAAAAGTGGGATAAGCATCGCTTGGATCGCATTGTCAGTGGCTTTTATGCTAGACATAAGTGTGAGTCTTCTGAATATAAAGAAGGTTCGGAGAAATGGCAACAAGCTAAGGATAAAACAAAAGAAGTAGAAGATGCAATTAAACAATTCGGATACAAAGGAGATACTCCTGTTATAGACATGGTTGAATTGAAATATTATTCTGTTATGGCATATGATACAGTTGGTACATTTACTATACATAGAGTAAAATTACCTGTCCAACAGTATGAAGAATATGAACCTGATTACACTGAGTATCATTACTTTGTTTCTTATTGGAATCCTAACGGTTCAATGTTTACAGAAGTATTTTTTGATTTTAATGAAATCGCTAGACACTTTCGAGAAGATATACAAAGTGCTTTGCAACATGATCAATGGGCAAAATTTTATGATAAGCTTAATCCTTATGTAGAATTTATCTCTAGAGAAAATGGCCGTGAAAGGACAAGACAACGTAGAAAATGGCAACATCATTATATTTTAGATGAAGTCATTAAAGAACATTGGCTTAAAGGTTGCCCAATAACTTGGAATGAGAATGGGGATGTTACCTTGTATGACTTAGGTGGCGTTGAAGAAAAGATATTCTTTGGAGAAGACATCTTAAAACTTGCCACAATTAATAAAGAAAATCTCAAAGTGTATGATAAAGATGACTATGTTAAGCATTTTAATATTCACAGAGATAATCCATCTCAGTTTTATACTGAAATATGGGATAATGTAAAACCAATAAAAATAGTGAAATAAATATCAGTAAACATATTGAAATTAATTATCAAACTCCCTGCCTGTTATACAGAAGAGGGAGTACAAAACACAGGGGGAGATGGACTTAGAGCCTCTCCCCAAATTTTTTATTTATGACATACAATCCTACTACAATACTTACAACGAAAATGCAAAATGATTTTGATTGTTGTGATGCTGGAGCAACAGCTCAGTTACAAATGTTATCCTCTGAAATTTATCAGAATAGACACACTGTAAACACATTAAAAAAAACTAATGCTTATGCATCTGCATCAAATCATTTTGAATTTGAAGATTTTTATCTTCAAACATTAATTAATATAATTCTTTAACCTTAATTCTTTTACAATGAAAAAGTTTTTTTACATTCTTTTATTAGCTACAGCAGTAGCATCTTGCGGAACAAGTCACATTACTTGTGATGCATACGGATCTAATGATATTGAAGTTGACTTAGATCAATCATAAATTAACAAATTTTTTAACCTGACATTTAAAATAGTGTGCTATCTTTGCACGCTATTTTTTTTGTCGCATTACTTAATCAAATGAAAATGCTAATTATTATATTTTCTTTTTTACAGTTTGGTACACCAGACTATATTATTAAAAATGATTACCGTTACTCTTCTAAAGATAAACGGTTTATTAAAAATGTTGTAAAGATGCATGGTAAAGAATCACCGTCTGAAATTACAAAACGCAATGGTATAATTACTATTGAGTATACTGATACAAAGTATACCTTAACACCTGATGGATGGATGGGGGAAACTTTCATAAAGGAAAGTGGATCAAATGAGTGGTTATCTTTAGGAACAGAGCTATGAAAGGATTAGAATTAGAATGCCCGAACTGCAATCAAAATACTGCAGAATTAGTAATGGATAGCCACGGTAAACAAGAAATAACTTTTTGTGATGGCTGTGGATATACTAAAGAAGAAGAATTCGCAGATGAAGATGGTAATCCAGGACTTACATATAGAGTAGATAAACCTTATGGTGCATATACAATATTAAGAAAAAGTTCTCAATCCAAATGGAAAGGTACTATTGTAGATGAACAATACTTCTTAAAGCTTCAACAAGATGCAGAAGAAGATGAAGACATAATACAAATAAGAGTTAGTAGATTCATTAAAGGAGTTGGTATTAAGATATCTAACTTATTAAACTAACTATAGTCCAACACAATGTAAGCTCAATTGGTAGAGCTGTTTAATTACGGTTGCAAGTTCGATTCTTGCCATTGTGTTATTTTATTTGTAGTTTCAAAGTTACTATCATCAACTTTAAAACTTAAAAAAATGTCAAAAGAAAAAGATATCAAAGCAGAAATCCTAGCGTTAAAATCAAAACTCACTGGTGATTTACTCAATGATGCCGAGGTACAAAATCAAATTTACCAATTAAAAATTATTTTAAACCCAGAAATTGCAAACAGACCAGACTTAGATGATGATGACTGTCTGTATTGTGGTTCATAAAACAATCCTATGAAACCAGGAACACTAACAAATTTCTTTGAAAAAACAGGCACTTATGTACGCATGACGCCCCAAGAACAAAATAGAGTGCAAAAAAAAATGCACGTTGTGTCAAAAGTCAAACTAATTAAAAAGAAAAAATGACTGAACAAGAAACAACATACCTAGAATGGTTTGACAGCAAACCAAAATTAGACTTTGAAATGTTTACTAACGCGGGTAATAAAAAATGCCACGAAATAACCGTTTCAAGTATTAAAAAAATCTTTGGTAAAAAAAAAATTACTAAAGAAGGATTACTTAAACATATAGGCAAACGCATTGCTAAAGTAATGGATAAACCTGCTTTTGAAGAAATTACTGATTCTGAACCTCCTTATGTCATTAAACAATATGTAATGAAAGCTGTAAAAATGGCAGGATATAGTTGGGAGTTTCATGCTTATGATGTATCAGATGCTGCTTACAAATTTAAAAATCAATAATATGCAATGTGTAATATGTAAATTTCCAATTACAGGATACGGTCATAATCCAGCTCCTATAAAAAGTCATGGCCAATGCTGTGACTCTTGTAATACTAACACTGTGATACCAGCTAGAGTTAATGCTATTAACGATAATGAAGATGACGATCCAGAAGATGGATGGGAATGCTCTGAGTGCGGTACACCTGTAGAAAACAAAAATGATTACTGTTCTCAAGGATGCTTTAACGCAGGTATGAGATAATTAAAAGACAATTCATTGTTTTCTCTTAAAGAAACAATTAGATATATATTCTAAAATTTAAATTATAAAACTATGAACATAGCAGATTGGATTGACTATTGGGAAAACCAATGGAGAGGAAGTTTTGATAAAGATTTATATATCAGTTATTTAATATCAAAACAAAACAAAAATGAGTAAAGTAATAGAAAATATTTTATTTGATGTATATGAAAAGGGTGTAAAACAAGAAGATTGTGACCTAACAGAAGTATATGAGAAATTGATAAAACTATTAAACCAAAACAAAGATGAGTAAGGATTCAAAGAAATGGGAAGAAGAATTAAAGG